CTCGTATACATGGACGACTACTTCGATCCTAGTACAGAGACTGAACAAGAAGCATTCTCACGCTTCTATGACAAAGTTGCCCAACCTGGCACTTTGATTGTGGTCATCTCCAACTTTGGCCCTTCAATCAGAAAGTTCCCACTAATCTGGGGAGCTTACGGCGGACTTTACACCCCTATCAAAGCTACAGTCCCCGCTTTCTCTCGCCGTTCCGGCTGGGGAAATCAAGACAACTCCACCTGTATTGCCGTCGCTTCCTGCAACTCCTCATATGACATCCACACCTCAAATTCTGGTGACCTATCGACGATGTTCATTTCCACCCTCGCTGGGGTAGATATTCCCAGCGACATAAGGGTGGTGTTTGACATTCCTGACCACATGCCCTTTACAGAAGAAGAATCCGACCTATGGTTGGATATCCCTGCCACATGCACCAACCTTTCATCTGCCCTTCCTTACCTTTACCACGCTCTCTCCCTGAAACCGAAACAGTTGAGGATAGCTCAAGAAATGCGGAACACAGTTGACGTCCAAAACATCGACTGGCCCACATTCATGAAAGTTTATGCCGACATGCTTCGCAGAGAGAAATCCATAAAGATCCGCCTAGTGGTTGGTTCTAATGTTTTGATAACAGATGATGCCATCGTCTATGTGACCAACAACATGGTTTCAACCACCTGGGATCCACTCCCAAATGCTGTCCTTCTCAAACCCGATTCAGCCCCTCAAGTTGTCGTTTCCAGACCTCAAATTATTGAATACCTGAAAGGACTTTCATCAATGGAAACTACTGAAGACGTTCAGCGCTACTTGCGCCTCAATGCTCTCAGAGCGTACGAACCGGATGTCCTCAAAGCTGTGGAGAAACGTTTTCTGCTCACTTGGGTAGAAAATTTTGAAATATATAAATCAAGATCTCTATTTTCCCTACAAAAATTCAAAGAAACACTCATGTCATCAACAGGTGGCATCGTTCTCCTCGGCTTGATTTCCGGCCTCACACTCATGGGCGCAATGTGGTCCATGTTCGGACCTGAACAACCAGTACTCCCTGACATAACCCAGACTGCTCCTACCCTCAACCTTCTCCCAACAACACATGTGGAAAAAGGAAAATGGACTCCCCTTTGGAGTGACGAAGCTCAAAGGAAGAAATGGAAAGCTCCCCCTAGGTTCTATATGGCAAACACCGAAGAACTTTCAGGGCAGGAGAAAACACCTGCTGACGACCGTGTCGTTTACGAACTCAACAACCGCTGGGACGACATCCACTGGGATGAATCTCGCGACGGATATGATGACTTTGACGACTACGAAGACGGCTACAGGTACACAACCATCAAGACGACCAGAATGAACTATAAGATCAGGATGGATCCTAAGACAAAAAGAGTCGACTATTATACAGACAGGCCCCAATCTGAAAAGATGGGAAAAGTTACTGACTTGGAAATGAGAAACTTACTATCAGGCTTTTATATGACTGGTTCAGTTGAGACAAAAGGAAAACGATACCGCGTGTATTATTTCTTTGCCGAAGACACTGATGCCATCTATTGCCAGAAAGAGTTCGAATTACCTCAGACTTACTACATCGAACAACTCACCCAGAATCCTATACTCAAGGCTGGAGCTGATGTTATGATGCAGAATCTAGTTTGTTTCAACGGTCCCAGATCCATTAGCTATGCCACAATGCTCACTTCTCAGATAGGAGTAGTACCTAGGCACACAGCATTGGACCGCGCTGGAAATCCTTCTAACGGAAAAGTTAGATACAAGCTCAATGGTGTTGAGGATGAACGAGATGCGAAAATCATCTATTCCACAGCCGACAAAGAGCTAGTTTTCTTCCAACTTTACTCAGGA